GGCCTGGTCCCGCTTTTCAGCGGCCGCTTTCAATTCTTCAAGCGTCATTTTGCCCCCTTCCGCGGCCGCGATTGATAACAAGCTTCATGGAAATATCGCGGCTTGATTTCCCACCTGGACGGCGGCGGGGCTTTGATTGCCTTATCGCCGACCAGGATTGCCTTCCCGCATTTCGCCGCGCATTCGTGTTCTTCGGTCGCTGTGATTAGATAAACTTTCAATTCGACCCCCCTTCCGTCAGGGCTTCCAGGAACCGAAGTCCCCCGTGGTAAACCCCGATTGCGATTGCGTCGTACTCATGGTCGGTCAGGTCGTCAGGAACGCCTTCGAAGCGGTACCGGATATTGTTCTTCGTCGTTTCCTTTGACGCCCTGTAAGAACCGACGATGGCATTCTTCCAGGTCGCGGGATTATAGGCGGCCAGGGGATAATCCATTCCCTTCGCCCATTCCTGAATTGACCGGAAGACTATCTGAAGACCGGCGATATTCCGGTTCCGGTTCTTCGAATGCCAGGCAAATTTGACGTCTTCCATGACGACTTCCCGCGCGCCATATTGCGAAGCCCGCCGTGATATTTCGCCCACAATGAACGGGAACCTTTCGGCGTACGCCGTTTTCCTGGTATCAACCTTTCCCCAGGCGATAAGGCCCTGGTCCTGGAATACGGCCCAACCCGTGAACGTCGTCGAAGGGTCAATCGCAATGAACCTTGTCATTTCGCCTTCCCCTTCCCGCGCCAGCTTTCGCCGGTTATCACGGCCGACCGGCCGTCCTTCACGCGGTCCAGTATCCGTTCGCTGAAGTCCAGCTTGTTCGCTGTGATTATCAGCGGCAAGGCTTCGCGGTATCGGTAATCAACCAGGGCGTCCAGTTGGGCGGTCCGCCAGTTCGTCGGGTTATGGGCCCCCAGGTCGTCCAGGATAAGAAGGTCGCAAGTCTTCACGCGGGCCCAAAGCCGCGCGTATGCCTTCCCGTCTTCCAGGTTGCTTTGAAGTTCGTTCAATAGGTCTTCGACCTGGTTATAATAGACGGTATATCCGTCTTCCAGATAGTCCCAGGCGGCGGCAAATGCCAGGTGTGACTTGCCCGTCCCAGGGACGCCAATCAGAAGGACCAGCGGCGGACCGACCTTTCCGGCCAGGAAGTCGCGGACCGCGGCTAGGGCCTTCACATTGTCGGACGTTTCCTGGAAGTTGGCCAGGCGGCGTTCCTTGCGGGTCCAGGCCGGAACCCCCGACCTGGCCAGGTTACTTGATAGTCGGTTTTGGTACAATGCTTCGCGGCGCTTATCTTCGGTCGTCATTTGTTCAACCCCTTCTTTTCGGCCGCGGCGACCAGGTCGGATTCGGAAGGAAGGAAGGTCGCTTGCCTGGGACGCGGCGATTTGCCAATGTCTTCGTTCACATATACCATTGACACGAATTCGCCCCTAGCGCGGACCTTCGCTTGCCAGGCGGCCAGTATTTCGGGTTCACTATACCCCCGCTTCAGCATTCGGTCAATCGCTTTCGCTTCCTTGCCGTAATTCGGTATCGGGTCCTTGTCAGTCTTTTCAGGGTATCCGAATTCCTTCTGAATTTCCGCAAATATAGGGCGGGAATGAAGTTGCGGCGCGCGCTTCTTCTTTGAAGAAGATAATGCTTCTTCTTCAGGGGTATTCTTTAAGGGTTCTTCTTTGGGGGTATTCTTTGTCACTCGTCGGCGGGTACCGATTACGGTACCATTGGATACCGATTGCGGTATCCTTTTGACATTGTTATCGGTACCATTGGATACCGATTGCCTGTATTTAGCTTCATTTTGGGACCAAATGTTCAACAAATGGATAATGTGTCGCGGGTGTCCTTCGAAGGCTTCTAGTTTGACTTCGATAATCTTTGCTTCGATAAGTTCCCGCTTTGCCTTGACGACTGTCTTCGGACTGAAGCCGCAATGTTTGGCCAGCTGGTCTTGTGTCTTCCAACAAAGACCGTCTTCGCCGGCGACCCTTTTCAAATGAAGATATAAGGTCTTTGCCTGGGGCGACAAGTCGGCGTCGTCAACCATGTGTGGAATCATTGAAAAGAAGTTGACGGGGGCGTTGTCTGTAATTCCGTGGTTATCTTCCATATAGCCGCGCCCCCTTCCTGGAATTACAGCGGCGACACGACGGGACAAGGTTGTCTAATTCGTCGGTTCCGCCCTTCGACTTTGGTACGACGTGGTCAATGGAAAAGGTTTCCCAGGGCTTCAGCGGGTCGCCGCAATAGTAGCAATGGCCGTTCGTCTTATTCCAAACGGCTTGTTTCGTAGCACTCGAAAAGCTATTAGGCGATTCGGGTCGGGCTTCAATCGGCGGACGCTTTTTGAAGACAATACCTTTGTCCCAAACGACTTCGTCAATCAACAAGGGGAACGCTTCATTCAGTCGGTATCTGAATCCGTAAGCTTCGCCGACGGGCCCGCGTAACCATTTTGTTCGGGCCCCCATGTGTTATTCCCCCTTCGCTGGTTGTTCGCCTTCCTTGCCAGGTTCTTCGTCAAACGACCCGACTTCAATCGCGTGAATCAGCTTGTAACAATCGGGCGACGGGTCGAGTAATTCCAGCGCGGCCATGACTTCGAAGGGTTCCTTCAGGTCAGCGGGAAGGATTTTGGTCGCGGCGATTCCCGCCAGGACCGCTTCGGTCGGATTCATGCCGCGGCCAGCAACCGTTTTGATTTCCCCCGTCCCATTGACGACGTAATCAATACAAACGCCATACGGCTTCGATTCTTCTTCCATGTGGTTGAACGTGACCCCGTGAATCTTGACGACGGTTCCTTCATGGTCGGTCGGTTCCTGGGCCGCGGCGGGCTTGCCAGTCTTCTTCCCCTGGGCCAGGGCCTTCGCCGCCTGGATTATCTCGACCTTCCCCGCCTTGTGGTCGAACTTGAAGTCCATTGCCGATTGCGGGGTCCCGATTGTGGCGTATAGCGTCCCGTGTGGTTGCTTCAGAAGATTGACCAGGCGGAAGATTTCGTACTGGTCAACCCTGGACGTGAACTGGACCTTGATTAGAAGGTTCCCGTCGGCGTCGAACGCCAGGGCTTGCTTCAGGTCCGCGATTGAAGGAAAGGTGATTTCGACCTTCAGCGGTTGGACGACTTCTGATTTCGGGGTCTTCGTGGCCTTTTGGGTCTTCGTGGTTTCGGGCTTTTCTGTGGACTTGTCAGTCTTCGCCATTGTGATATTCCCCCTTTCGGAAAAGGAAGCGACCCGCAATGATATTTTACGGGTCGCGCTTGATTGTTTCGCCGTCGAAGAATCGTGTCAGTAGGTTATTCAGGAAGGCGGGTACCGAATTGAAGCCCCGCTTTGCGGCTTCCAGGTGTAAGTTGTGGTCAACCGTCTTCAGGATTCGCCAGTTCCGAACGACCTTCGCGGGGTCAACCTTCCCCTTTTTGTGTGTTGAAGTTACCATGTGAACCCCCCTTTCGTTTTTCAGATTGTAACGCCGTCGTATCGGCTATGTCAAGCCCCGCTTTTCAAAACGGAAGGTCAGGTTGTTTCGCCTTCGTCGCGCTGAATTCCTGGACCTTCTTCCAGCATTCTTCCAGGTCCTTGATTTCTTCGGTCCGTGTCACGCCGCAAGCGGTCGCGACTTCAGCGGGATTGACTGGCGGCTTCAACTTCCCCGCCCTGGTCAGAAGGTCGCCGACGTGTTTTATCGGGTCCGTGGTCGGCGGCGCGTCCTTCGATACCTTTTCAGTCTTTTCGGCCGCCTGTTTTGTATCCTGGGCCCGCTGGTCACGCTTCGGCGCGGGTTCCTGGGGCTTTGGTTGCGCCAGGTAATTGTCCAATCCCTTTTCGACGGCTTGCCAGTATTTCCCGACGATTCGCTTCAGGTCTTCTTCGGATATACCCAGGCCAGTATTTTCGCCGAAGGTCAGGAACTTTTCCTTATCCAGGGGGCGGTCGCATAATAGCAAAGCCCCGACCTGGCTTGCCATGTGTTGACCTTCAATGGACCGGCGCTTCACGCCTTCCAGGACCAGGTCTTCTTCCAGGGACCGTCCCTTCCAACCGCCCCCGCCGCCGCCTGTCTTCTGTGATACCGGCTTCCCGTCAACGTATATCTGGACAATGTTCCGGTCCGGCCCGTATTCGCTATCGGGGCGTTCCCGTTCTTCAATGTCGCAAAGGAAGCGGGTCCCGACTTCCAGGGGCTTGATATGGTCCTGAAGGGCCTGGTTGAAGACGGTATATTTCCAGGACTTCCCGCGGCCAGGGTCGCCTTCCTGAAGGGAAAGGTTCTTCGCCATAACGGGAAGAAGGAACTTCGACCCGCCTGAATAGGATTTCGGTTCCTGGACCTGGACGATTTCAAGTTGCTGTTTTGGGAATACAATCTTATCGGCCATGTTACTTGACCCCCGTTGATATAGTCTTCACAATGGCGCGGTACGCCCGACAACGCGCATTCGTACAACGAATGGCGTCCTGGTATCGGTTCAGGGCGGTTCGCTTCAGCGGCCTTTCGCATGATTGACAAGCCCCGAAATCTTCTTCCGTCTGGAACCGCTTCGGGTCGGGACGGGCGTCGCCTGGGAATGGAGTAACAACGGTCGGCGTTGGTTCTTCTTCAGCTTCAGCGGGACCTTCGCCGCCGCCGTCATGGGCCGCGTCGGGACCTTCTTCCTGGGTCTTTTCTTCAGCGGCCGCGGGACCTGGCGCGGCCGCTTCCTGGACGGTCGGCATTTTGGCGACGTTGACGAAGGCGGGGCACTCGATAACGCGGTCGGCTTCCGGCCCCGTCAGGGTTTCGTCCTGGTCAGAAGCGAACTTCGGCTTGCCTTCACATTCCCCGAATTCGTACGCGCAATCGTCGCAAAGGTTCACGGGTTCCGCGGGCGGGTCTTCGTGCTTTGGTTGGGTAACGGTCTTCACGGTCTTTGAAGCCGCCTTTTGCTGTTTCCTTTTCTTCTTTTCCTGGTCGGATAATGGTTTCGTCATTGGTCAATTCCCCCTTTCAATTTTGTTTCGTTCGGATTGTGACGATTCGGTCGTCGTAGAATTCGACCCCTGGAATCGGGCGTTCGCCCTTCGTGGTCCTGGCGTGATTATTCAACTTTGATTCGTTCGCAAGCTTGTAATCGTCAGGAAGCGCGGCGAAGTCAACGACGCGGGCCTTCCAGTTGGCCCGTCCCCCCAGGGTCCCCAGGTCCGTTCGGGTCCGTTCGGGTACCGGCGGCGGGGACGGGGCGGTTCCTAGTTCCTGGGTATGTTCGCCGGTTCCGGACAAGGCCGCTTCTTCCTGGGCCAGCTTGAACTTTTCGTCTTCGATACGTTGCGCTTCGGCCGCCTTGCGGCGTTGCTCATTGTCGAAGGTTGTTACCTGGCCCCTGGTCAATCGGTCGGCTTCCAGTACGGGAAACATAAGGTCCCCGAATGCCTGGTTGACCAGGTCCAGCTTTGCCTTGAACGGTTCGACGATTTCCGTCTTCCTGGCGAACATGGCCTTCTTACATACGGCGATAATGGCCAGGTCGTTCGTCGCGGGCTTCAGGTCTTCGTTCGTGGATATGACGCGGTCCTTCGCGACCCGAAGAAGGGAAGCGGCTTCCTGGTATAACTGAAGCAATTCAGGGACGGGCTTCCCGACCTGGGTTTCAATCGTTACCAGGGCGGTCGGCGTGGTCCCTTCTTCCTGGACGGGTTCGGGTTGAACGACCTGGATTTGTCCGCCCGTTATATCTTCCAGGACGGCCGCGGCTTCCTTCGCTTCTTCGCTTGCGTCTTCGGATAATGTCAGGCGGGCTTGAAGGTTTTCGCCTTCTTCCTGGACTGGTTCTTCTGTGCTAACCAGGGGCGGTTGAAGTTCGGACCCCGTGTCTTCGATATTGCCGACAACCGTTACGGCCTGGGTCGGCGGTCCCTGGCCGGTCAGCTTTGACCCCGCGGGAATGGTTTTGACCTTGTCCCTGAAGGCGGCGATTTCCGATTCGGGAACGTCAATCGCTGTGACGATTGCCGCCTGGACGCGGTTATAAACGGGTACATGGACCTTGTCGCCGACGGCCAGCGGTTCCGCCGTGAAGTAAGAATAATCCCGCCCCTTCGCTGGAATTCCCGAACGGTCAACGTACTGGACCTTGACGATAAGTCGCGGGACTTCCTTCCCCGCGGCGGCTTCTTCAGCTTCCTTGATTCGCTTCCCGATATTGTCGGGCGAATTGACTTCGGCTTCGGCCGCCTGGCGTTCCGCGATACATTGCGGACAACCGTCCAGGGCTTCGAAGTCAACGTCGTGCTTTTTACAATGAATCATTTTGAACCCCCTTCCTTTCGAACGTAAACTTCCCCGCAATTCGGACATAGCTTCCGGTCGAATGCGGGGAAGGCGGAAACGTGGTTTCCTTTGTTCGAGCAATGAAATTTGTCTTCCTTTCCTTCCATGTGATACCTTCCTTTCGGTTATTTGGGGACCTGATTCCCCAGGCCCCCATTGTAACGCCTATGTATTGCCCTTGTCAAGTCTGCTTCCAGTCTTCCCCCCTTCGTTGATATGCTTCCCGTTCGGCTTGTTCGCGGCGTCGCTTTCGGTCTTCCAGGGAAACGTCAATGAATCCCGCAATGAAGGACCCAACGACCAGGAGTAGGATAAAACAAACGACGCCTTGCCAGGTGATTTCCATTACTTGATACCCCCTTCGTTATTGATACTTGTCCTTCAGTTCTTCGAATAGCTTCCGAAGTTCTTCCCGTTCCTTGATTTCCTGGGCCTTCAGTTCGTCCCAGGCGTCCCAATCGGTAACTTCGCCTTCAACGGCTTCCTGGACCAGGCGGACCAGTTCGTCGGGTTCGATTGCGTCGAGTTCCCAACATTCGTCGCCGTATTGGGCCATGTAACCGCCCGCCCTGGAATCGGTAATCTTCGTCGGGTTCGGGATAAGGTCGTACTGGCGGACCTGGTCAATGGTCAACGCGACCCGTTTCAATTCGACGCTGAATAAGAAGCCGCGGGAATAAGCGTCGAAGCGGTCCTGAAGGTCCCTGGTCATATCCAGGCCCGACGGGTCATGGTCGGTCAAGTGAAGGACGACGACCCGTTCAGCTTCCCCGCGGTTAGCCTGGAAGCGGTAAACGGCGTCTTTGACGTATGTATAACTGGAATATCCCCTGGACGGGGCGACGATTGTATTTAGGTCTTCCACGGCCCCCGCGATTACCTGGGAAAGCGCGTCCTTTTCAACCCAGGCTTCGCAATAGGTTTCCTGGGTCGTCCAGAAGCGGCGGAAGAAGCGGTTCTTCGTTGTGTAGATTGCCGCGTTCAGGAAGTCTTCCGGACTATCGAAGGCGCGGTCTTCAATGGACCGTGTCCGGTCGTTGATACGCCGTTCGTCCACTTCGCCCGCTTCCCTGGCCTTGACCAGTTGGGCCGAAAGACCGTTGTACGCGGACCGGCGGTTCGGGATAAGGCCCCCCGCGACAAGCCGGTAATAGATTTGTCGAAGGGTAAGCGGGATTGAATACTGGTTGATTACCTGGTTGACGGCGGCGACTGTTTCTTCGTATTTCATTTCGTTTTCCTTTCGAATAGATTCGGACGGCGGGTCGCCCCGCCGCCCGTGGTTCCTGGTTAGTTTCGAGTTCGAAGCCCTTCGGCCAGGACCTTCGCCCCCAGGCGTTCCATATCGTACCGCTGGTCGCCCTGGAAGCCCTGGGCCGCGCTGGTAATGGCGTTCGTCACGCCGTAAAGGTTCGGGTCAGGTGCCAGCATGAAGGCGTCCATTGCGGCTTTGAATTCTTCCTGGGTCATGTCGTTGGTCTTATCCTTCGCGACCCGTTCCAGGTAATTGTACGGGTCTTCGACGGCCTTTTCCAGCGACGCCTTGAATTGGGTCAGCATTTTTTGACTTTCCAGGAAGGTTTCTTCAATGGCCGCGTTGACCTGGTCCCGAAGTTTATCGGACCCGCCGACGTGACGGAACCGACGCATTCCCCCGCCTTCGCCGCCGCCGACCATGCCATTCTTACACTTCAGGCGGTAAACGTAACCAGCGACGGTCACGCTTCGGACCCCGACTTCGGAATTAGAAATGTGAATGCCGCGCTGGACGACGTCGCCGACCTTGACTTCTTCTTCGGTCTTCGGCCAGGTGACGGATACATGAAGGGTCGCTTCGTCGCTGAAGTACCACTTGACCGCGGCGTCAGCGCAAAACGGTTCAAGGATTGTCAGAAGTTCCAGGTCGTCGAAGGGTTCGAACTGTGAAGACAGAAGGGCCCGCGCCTGGTTCCCGTCCTGGGTTCGAATCAGTACGTCCTTTTCATAGTGGTTTTGGATAAGCCAGTTCAGGGCCAGGATATTCAGTTTCGCGGGAAGCCGTTCGTATAGCTTCTTCGTGTAATCCAGGCGGGACAATAGCTGGCCGTGGGCGTGGTCCTGAAGGTATAGGGTCGGAATGCTTCGGCCGTTTTCGGGAACCTGGAAAGGAACCAGGGCCCCGCCCTGGCCTTCTTCGATTACATACTGGAAAAGATTCATTCGGGTTGTTCGGTCCAGCGGTTGATGTTCGGTTTCCCATTGACGGGCATTCTGAATAATGTCCTGGAAGGATACCTGGGTTTCAGTTCTTTGTTCGGTTGTCATTGTTATTTCACTCCCTTTCGGTTTTTATTTTGTCGGGCCGGTTGCGGGACCCGCGGCCGCTTCGTTAGCTTTCCATTTCAAGGTAGATTGACTTCAGGATTGACAAGCCTTCTTCCAGGCCCGCGGCTTTGTTCCGGTACGCCGCGGCCAGCTTGCTATCCTGGCCGTCCGCGTTGGCGGCTTCGGCGCCATGCGCCTTGATTCTGACCTGGGTACGTTCTTCGGCCAGCTTCAGGATAAGCTTCGCTTCGTTACCTATTTTCGCCATGTCCTTTTGCCCCCTTTCGTTTATTTCGGGGCTTCTTCGCCCCCGTCGGGACCCGACCATTCGGACCACGACGGCGGGGAAGGAACCCGCGCCGGTTACATTCCCCTGAAGAATACGGGGACGGATTCCAGGCCCAGGACGGCGGCAATCTTGACCCTGTGAAGGCCGTCCCAAAGTATCCGCGACCCGTCTTCCCGAATTCTGACTTCGACGGGTTCCAGGATACCGTTCTTCCGAATATCTTCCAGAAGGGCGGCGTTGATTTCGACCAGGTTCAAGGGAAGCCTGGTTTCCAGCTTCAGTATTTCAGTCAGCGGCATTGTCATTCGTTCTTCCTTTCGGCGGGCTAGTCAACCCAACCATGAACAGTATAACAAAGTGTATTGCCCCTGTCAAGCCCCTGTGTTATATTGAAGCTGGCCAGGCGAACCAAAGGTATCATACTTTCGGGCGATTCGGGTCATTCTTTTGGGTGATTTTGGTTGGCGAAGGTGACTTTTTTATACCGTGGTTTCCAAAGGTAACTTCGTCCCAGGATTGACGTTATCGGGACCTGGAAGGGATTATACCAGTTCGGGCGGTAAGACCCCTTGTTGGCCGCCCTGGGGCCGCTGGTAAGGGAAATAATGAGGCCCTGGGAATTGCCCGATTGAATCCCCAGGGCCCGTCCGAAAGGAAGACGCCTGGCATAATTGCCAGGTCCCCCGTTAAGGGGCTTATTTGCGCTTCAGGTCTTTGACGTCACGTTCCGCGGAAAGGATACGCTGGTAGAATGCCGACCTGGTACCCGCGCAAGTGACTTCGTAACCGTGAAGCTTTTCGTTAAGCGCGGTCAGGCCCGTTTCCTTGTGGTCCAGGCGGCCAATGATTTCGCCCTGGTTGTCTTTGATTTCCTGGTCCCGCGCGGCCTGGTCATGGCCGTTCTTCCGATAAGCGATAAGAACGCCGCCGACCGCGACCGCCGCGACAACGACACTCGACCCCGCAATTATTATTTCAACGGTCATGGTGAACCCCCTTCTTTTTTTAAGATACCTGTTCGAGTGTGAAGACGGCTTCAACCATGAGCCCGCCTTGTGAAATACTATACGCAATCTTGTTAATGAAGAAGTCTTCGTCAACGCCCATGTCCGAATAATTACCAGTTATTCGGTCCGATAATTTCAACGCCAGAATCTTCGTCAACATTTCCTTGTTGTAATTGGTCATAGTCATTTCGACCTTTGCCCGCGGCGTGTCTTGCTTCGATTCTATGTCGTCGGCCAGGGTCTTCGCTTCCGCCAGGCTTGTCAATATTTGCGCGTCAATATTCAACGAATGTTCGCCGTACGTTGTCTTCGACGTGGCATCTTCGACATAGACGGAACCGCGGTCCAGAAGGTTGTATCCGTCCCCGCGGACCAATAAGCGCGTGACGAATATCGCGGAAGTGTCGTCGTTCGTCAGGGTCAACTTCCCGCCCCGACCGTATGAATTATAAACTGGATACGTCAGGGCGACGGTCAGATTGCCCGTCTTGTCCGCGCCCCCGCCGTTGGCCGCGGCGTTGGCCACATAGTCGGGAATAGCTGTGATTGTGACGCCGCTGTTCATGGTCGCCCCCGACGTCGTTCCCGTGAAGGTATCGCCAGCGTTGAAAGCCCCTGAACAATCGCCCAGGGTTAGCGTCCCGCCCTTTTGGGCCTGGACGGTTCCAGTATCCGCCGACACGTCGGTCGTGATTCCTTCGCCTTCCAGGAATGGTCCATTCGTGACGGTCCCTTCGACCTTGTAATAAGTTGACGCTTGAACTGGCGTGATAAGGTCTTCCAGGGTTTCAAAGTCCTTTGCTTCGAAATAGATTACGACGGCGGAACTGGCGGCGATTTCAAGTTGACTGGACGTGATTCCCCCGTCCACAACGTCAGCTTCCACGCAACGCCATACTTCTTGACCGCCAGTCGCCAAGTTCAACGAGTCGCGGACCGACTTCTGGACGTGGACGGATACCATGTTGACGACGTCGTCTTCGCCCGAAATCCATTTGAAGCCCGTAAACGCCAGTTCATTCGTCGCGTATGTCTGATAAAATATTCCCCTGGAAACGTCATGCGGGGAAGCGGCCCTGTGACCCTTTGCTTCGAACCGCCAGAAGGAATCCTGGTCCTGGTAGAAGAAGCCGTTTTCTTCCCGTTCCACGTTACGGCATACCCGAAGGCCAGGAATCCCCCACCATGATTTGTACGGGGACGTCGAAATCGTTTCGCCGACGTCCATTATTTCGCCCAACTGCGAAACGTTGGCCGTGTTTTTATAGACTTCCTGAATGAACGCCCGCATTCCCTCAGGGTATCCCGTGTATGCGTACGCCCTTCTGTATAGGATATGACGCTGAAGAATCTTCAGGTCGTCGCTTGCTTCAATCAGGCACGTTTGACGGTCCTTTGAAGGATACGGAATGATTCGGTCAATGGTCCCGTAGAAAAGCGAATATATCCCGCCGAAGTTTTCGTACCTGGCGTCAGCATGAATCGCCGCGCCGCCGACGCCGTGTTCGGTTTCGGTTTCATTGAAGGTTGAACTGGTCTTCACAATCAGGTTATTGTCAGCGACGACGTAAATATATTCGCCGTGAAGAATGACCTTGATTGTCTTCGTGACCCCGTTCGCCCAGGATAGGGTTTCTTCGTCAACCAGGGTGTCGGACGCCGCTTCAACCTTGCGGACTTCCAGGTTCGTTCCGTCGGTCCGAATGTATAGGAAGTTCGAAGTATCGGAATATCGGAAGACGATAATCCCGTCGTTGTCGGCCCCCTTCGTGAATTCAACCTGGATATGGGGACTTGCTTCCCCGAAGTCAATCACGGCTATTCCGCCGCTTCCGCCCGTTTCCCGAAGCTTGTTGTCGAATATCGAAAAGGTTCCCGATTCTTCGGTCCAGGCGAATTGACTATCCTTCGGGACGACGTGATTCGCAATGTTGACGCCGTCCACGTCGTTGAAGTCGTCGTACGGATACCCGAAGGAAAAGCGGATTCTGTGGCCAGCGCGGACCGTGTTCGAACCCGTGTTGTATATGCTGGACGCGTTCGGCGGACTGTATTTGTGGTCGTAATTGTCCATTGTCAAAGATAGCAAGGAAGGCGTCGCTTCGTTCAGTTCGCGGTCCTTCCCGAATTCGATATAAGCGGAAAGTATATCGGCCGAAACGTCCACATATTCCCCGTCGTCGGCCCAATCAATCCCGACTGGATTCTGTGGATTGATAACGGCCCCGCCTGGGTATGTGGATATAGTGACCTGGTTCCCATAAGCGGTCCCGTATTCGCTTGTCGCATAAGCGCGGACGTAGTATGTCGTCAAAGGAACCAGGGCCGATATTGCCGACGTAAACGCCCCCGTTCCTATTGGGGCCCCTTCGTCGTTGTAATGGTCGGACAAGGTCGGATTCTGTGACGTTCCCCAACAATGGCCATGCGCCGAAACGGTCCCGTCCCCGAAGTCTGTTATATTCCCATGACCCGTCGCTTCTTTGGGCGTGACGCCAGTACAACCTTGCGTCGTAATCGAAGGAATATTGGAAGACGGAACAACTAGGGTCACGTTGTCGCCGTATGACGTCCCCTGGGTATTGACCGCATAAGCGCGGACGTAATACGTTTCGCCTGGCGTCAGGCTAGACAATGAAGAAGTGAAGACGCCAACCCCGACGGCCCCGTTTTCCGTTCTGAAATTCGCGACTGTCGGATTCACGGCCGCGGCCCAACAATGGCCATGTTGTGTCACGGAAGAACTTCCAATACTGGAAATTGTCCCGTTGCCCGTGGCGGTCGTGGAAAGGACGTCAGTACATTCTTGCGTCGTAACCGTCGCGGCCCCCGTTGCGAAGGTCGTACATTCGACCTGGTCGCCGTACGCGGTACCTTCCGAATTCGTCGCGTATGCGCGGACATAGTATTTCGTCGAAGGCGTCAATCCCGTAATCAAAGAACTGAAGGACCCAACGGACCCCGCGCCTTCTTCGGTCTTATCGTCGGCCGTGGTCGGGTTTTCTGATTCACTCCAACAAACGCCGTGTTGTGTAATTGCCGCGTCGCCGATACTGGATATTGTCCCATGACCAGTCGCGGTCACGTCGGCGATAACCGTACATTGTCCAGTCGTCAATACGGGATAACCTTCGTTGTAAGTGTAAATATATGAGCCGTCGGAATCCGCGGCTTCCTTCCATTGGTCAAGCGGCGGGAATCCAATCGGACCTTCATAATAGACAACGTTTTCGTCGGCTTTGACGTCCCCGTTCTTGTAAACATAATTGACGTAATTATCAACGTCGCCCCCGTCGCTGTCCCAGGTCCAATATATCGCGACTTGTTCGTTTACTAGAACGGGCGTGTCCAGGGTCAACGCGTACCAAGTGACGTCGGTTGAAATGGTGCTGGCGTCCCGAAGGACCTTTGACGCCAGGATTTCGTCGTCGTCAATAGCCCGTATGATATAAGTTATATTTCCCGTCGGGGTCCCGACCCGTTGAAGCGGGAAGGAAAGCCGCGAAATATAGCGATAATTCGGCGTCAGCTTTTGGCCGCCAGCTTCGCGAATATATGCCCCGTATGAAAGGTTCGTATCGTATAATAGTTGTTCTTCGGTTGCCATTACCGCCCGACCTTCCCTTCGCGGCGTTGCGCTTCGCTGATTGCCGCGCTGAATTTCCGCATATCAGAATCGTTCGACATTATCAGGGGCCCGCCCTGGATATTGACGTTCGTGGTTCCGCCCCCGCTAAATCCGCCAGTCATGGCCATAATTCCAGCGGTCGCCGCCCCCGCGACGGCCAGGCCGATTCCTATTTGCGCCCAACCGACGGGACCCGAAAGGGCCTTGACGATTGCCTGGGTAACGGCCAAAGTCCGCAACCAGGTAATCAGTTGCTTGACTGGTCCTATCATTTGAAGAATGGCGGACGCGGTTGTCATTATCGCGCCGCCCGTCATAAGGAAAGTCGCGGCCAGTTTCGCCGTCGGGTTGTCAATCTGATTGACCAGGGCCCCGACCGCTGTCAATGCGCCCCCGACCGCGGTTAATGTCATTTTGAAATCCAGGGAAGCAAGGGCCGCTTCCTGGGTTGTTCCCGCGAAGTTCTTCATTTGTGCTGAAGCTTCGTCCCTCATTCGAAGGACCATGACGGTTGATACTTCGTCGGCCATATCTTTTCCCCCTTCTTACGGTTGCCAGTCGCCGCCGAATTCGACAACGCCTTTGACGCCCCGATAAACGATAATTTCGTCCAGTAACCTTTCGGGAAATTCCCCCAGGACGTCGGGCGGAAATCCCGTTTCCGTGACTAACATTGCTTCCCGTAATTGCGGCGGTACGCGAAAAGCTTTCGGAACTTTAATAGCCAGGGCCAACCCTTCGCCGAGTTCGCGACGCCGCTTCGTGGTAAAGGGAACGTTCCCTGGTATAGGTCATTGACGGTCGTCTTCAGGAAATTGTAAACGACTTCGGATTGTTCCCCCAGGACTTCCGCGGTCACTTCCCCGAAGGTCCATGACGCGACCTGGTTCACGATAATTGATTCCGTGACTTTGGTCCAGTTGATTCGGTCCAGGTCAACGGTCACTTCGACTTCGTCGGTCCTGGACTTCGCCTTGACTGGACTTCCGTCTTCCCCCTGGGAAATGGTAAGCTTCCCGACCCCGTCGGGATATGTCAGGAATTCGCGGGTAATTTCTTCGACGGCCCGCTGTGTCTTGTGTTTCATATCGGCGAATAGTTCCGCCGTGTTTCCGTCGGGCAATGTGACTTTGATTGTATTCAATTTGTCTTCCCCCTTTCGGTTATTTATTGGTTACGCGCTGAAGGTGCCCCTGGCGACCTGGCCGTTGACCTGGCATTCCACTTTCGCGAATACCAGGGAACCGACCCGAACTGGCGTTGTGTAGTTCCGAATCCAGCAAGTCCCCGAATACTTAATGTCGCCGCTTGCCTGGCCTTCTTGTCCGAATTCGAAATCAACGGCGGCCGTGTGGGTCCGTAGTGGACCGAACACGGTATCGGGGCCCAGGGAAGCGTCCTTCGACCAGTAAAGTTCCAGCGTGAAGGGGACGTCTTCAAGTCCTGGGTGCCAATTCGTCCCGCCGTCCCCCAGGGCGGTCGCTTCGTTCAACTTCCGCGGACCAGGAAGGCCGTCAATCGCTATGATGTACGGCGATATGTCCCGCTGTGTTCCGTTCGTGTCGTCTATCAGGAAGACGGAATCCTGGGAATCCTGGAATTCTGTCATGTTACTTTCCCCCTTTTTGAATTGCTATTGTAACGGCCCTTCGCCGCTGATATGGGCGAATATCCGCCGCCCCATGTCGTTGACTATCTTCTGGATTTGCGGCCGTAGAATCGCCATTGTGCGCTTGTGGTACGGGTTCGCTTTGGCGGGCCCGACCGACTTCCTGAAGAATTCCTGGGACCCTATGAAGAAGTGAAGATACTTCGCGTTGACCGCCGTTATTGGTCCGCGGCCTTCGCGAACTATGAACCCATAAAAAACGCCCAGGGCGGACCGCGCCGCCTGGCGGATTTCAAGGGCCTGGTTCATTGGTCCCCCGATTATCTGGAAGACGGTTGACCTGGCAAGCTTCCCCGTTACCCTGGGGGTTGCGTCGGCCAGGGGACCCGTCCCCGTTGTCGGGACGATAAGACGACCCAATTTCCGAAAGCCTTCGTTTATCGAAATTCGCGTGACGGTATCCCCCGCCTGGTTCACACGTTTTCCCAACGCCTGAAATTCTCTGTCGTCAAATTCAATCGTTGACATTATTCAACCCTTCCTGGATTCACTATTTCCAGGACGTCAAGGAAGTGTCGCCTTCCCCGATAACCGCCCTTCTTTTCCTGGACCAGGTCAGGCGTATTCGACAAGGTGACGTCGGTCCGCTGGATACCAGCGACCGCGTTCAACTTCGGATACTTCGCCAGGGTATCAATGACCTTTTGGGTTTCGGTCCCGACCCGCCCGTCAAGTTCGGTCATGTCATTGCGCCAGGGAACCAGGACGTCCACGTTATACGTCCAGGTCCGCCGTTCCATTTGAAGGGTCAGTTGTTCCTTTCGGTGTGTATTGTATGAAACAACCACGACGCGGGCTTTCCCCTTCCCCATTGGTCGGCGGTCGTATAGCTTCGTATTGTCAGAATCGAAGTCGGCGTGTTGGGTAATCGTTGAAATGATTCCCGCTTCGATTGTCGCTTGTGTCATAAATTCGCCCCCCTTTCGTCTATTGACCAAAGGCCAGGCACGATACTTCCGCCCTGGTCCAGCTGGTCGTTGTCCGTTTATCAGTCATTAGTCCGTCCGACCTGGATAATGGTCTTCGTTCCTGGTAAATATGGGTTCCTTTTCGGTCCCTTCGTCGTCTTCGGACGCGCCAGCGTGAAGGTTGTTCAGGCGCGAAACGCGACGGCCAGCGCGAAGACGGTTGTCCTTGATTGCCTTCAGCGCGGACTTGAACTTGTTCGAATATACCTGGGCCCTGGTTGTCCCTGGTTGTTCGACTTCTTCGGTCGGGTCATAGACATTCGCGGGAATCGTAGACAATAGGACCGCGGCCGCGCCGTAAGCGTTGGCCGCCGTCAGGAACCCGTACGCCGTGGCGTAATCGGTTTCGGACACGGGGACGGTATAACCGACCTGGTCCAATTCCCGATTCAAGTCCAGGGCGGCGTTGTTCAGTTCTTCTTCGACCTGGGCCAGGGACGGGGTCGTTTCCGTTGTGAATTCGCGGTCTTCGACTATGTCGCCGATTAAACGTTCGACGTCTTCGTGGTCCGCGTATGTATTCGCTTCAACTGTCATGGCAAGCCCCCCTTATATCATATTAGCCGCAACCAGGGCGGCCGCGACGCCAGCATTGCCAGCTATTTCGTCGCCTTCGTAAGTGTAAATATACGCCAGGTCGGTCGCCGCGCTGTCATACCAAACGGCGGAATAATAGAATACCATAAATTCGGAAGCCTTGACGTCGGCGTTAATTTCCCAGGCATAAACGCGATTGTTGGTATCCCCCCCGCCGTATTCGACACACATTCGAACCGTTTCATTGATTTGAACGGGCGCGTCGAAAGTGACTTCATAGTACGCCGCTTCGGTTGTCAACGTGGAAGCGTCCGCCAGGACCTTTGACGCCAGGGCTTCGTCGTCGTTTTCGGCCCGTATCGTGAAGGTAATATTGCCAGTCGGCGACGCTAGTTTCGACAACCAAAAGCCTAGCTTCGATATAAGTCGGTCGGGAACTGCTAATTCCTGGCCGACCCGAAGCGGGGTCGTTCCGTGCAATGTGACGGTTTGGTCATATTGCGTTTGTTCTTCAACTGCCATTCTTCAGGACCCCCTTAATTGAACCATACGCGAACGACCGCGCTTACGTCCAGAAGTTCCAGGTTTGCCCCCGTAGCAATGACGGCGTCGCTTCGATTCGTTTCTTCGGAAGTGAAGTTGTACGTTGCGTTCCCCGTGATTACCGACTTAATATCGGTCGCCCCGAATAGGACGGTACCCCCGCGATATGCGTCGGCGTCAACCTGAAGCGAATTCAGGACAAAGGTCAGGGCGACAATGTCGTCGGTTCCCCAGGCCCCCGTTGATAATTTGACCCGAAGCGTCTTCGCGGCGGCGGCGATTTGGTTTTCTGAAGCCGACGTATCAAACAAGGCCCCGATTACCAGGACCAGGTCCGCCCGCGCGATACTGATTCCAGTCGGAAGTCCCGCGACAATAATGTCGGGGAATGCCAGGTCCGCGGCGACCGCTGGAACGGCGACAATCGCCTTCGGTATAGCCGACGGGAAAAGCATTGAAGGTCGGTCCCGATTCAAGGCGTCCAGGTACCCCGCCCTGGTTGCCGATAACCTGGTCAATAGATTTCCGACGTCAGTCGGAAGGTTAGCGGCGGCCAGTTCGTCCAGGTACCCCGCGCGAACCGCCGTCAAACGGCTTTCAAGTGTTGAAACGTCAGCTTTGTTTCCTTGTGGCGGATAACTCATTTTACAATTCCCCCTTTTCGTTTAGTGGGCATGGTATCGGATATGACATTCTACTGGACGCCCCACGTTATTTCCTGGACCCGTAGCAAGTGGCCGTCCTGGTTTTGGTCGGACTGGAAATTGACTTCGTCGTCTTCGTGAATCAGCAAGTCGAAGATATACAAGGAATCAGCGACCAGGTTCGACCCGCCGTTGAAGTGGGCCGTCAGGTTATCGGTCCCGTCCGAAATCTTCGCCGTGAACTTGCCCGCGGCGGGAAGTATAACCTGGACGCGGAAAAGACAAGGATACCCCGAAGGCGTAATGTTAGCGGCCAGGAAGTCAATGTTTGCGTTTTTGTTCCCTTTGTGGATATAAGCCTTTTCAAGGGGAATTGCTTTCCGTGTGATTTGTTTCGCGGAACGATTGTCGCGTGTTGGTGTTACCATGATATTGTTACCCCCTACATTCTTATTCAGGACGGCCCCCTGGGGGCCAGTAACCCGATATATCTATTCGATTGTTAAGGGGCCCCCAGGTTGACCCAGGGGCCCCAGGTGTTACTTCTTCGAAGCCTTCGTCGGCTTCGGTTCCGCTTCTGGTTCGGGGTCGGGTTCGTCCAGGACCTTCTTCCCGACCGCGGCGACCATGTCGTCGGTTCGCATTTGAAGCGGAACGCCCGCTTCGGTTTTCTTCTTTGCCATATCAGGCCCCCTTATTTATTCGTTCGGTCAGGTTATTCAGAATAATGGTTATTCGACAATAGGAATCCCTGGGCCTGAAGTTGGTCGACGGTTCGGTCATACGACCCCGTATCCGTAGCGAAGCCAGGATAATTGTCGAAGATATGGCCGCTTCCAGTAACCGCGTTTGAGTTGATGAATTTCGCTTGCTGTGACGCCCCTTCCAGGACGTTTCGGGTGTTTATATTGCCCGAAATCAGAAGCCCGTTCGGGACGCTTCCCGTGGCGAATTCTATACAATACTTCCCCGTCCCAATAGCTGAAAAGATGTTGTCCTTCAACCATGTATTATACGGGGCCAGTCCGCCAGTATCGTTGTGAAGCGATATTGCGGCGGTCGTGTATCCCGCAAACAATCCGTCAAAGATACAACCTTCAATTAGGTTCACGGCCCCGCCAAGTGTCTTCAGGGCGTAAGCTTTCGCAATCCCCCATTGACTAAAGCGACAACCAAGTAACCAGTTGAAGCCGCCTTCGTAGCCGCCCGCTTCTTCGCAATCAATCAGAAGCGAAGGTCCAGCGGGTTGTGACCCGACGAATCCAAGCCCGACCAGTATCGCGGGGGCTTTGAGAATTGCCGCTGGCCCGTCGATATGGGACCCGTACGTTGTGAAAGCTTCGCCGTTCCCCATTGGATTGAAAAGCTGGTCAGCGATAATCGTTACTCCATGACAGTCAATTTCAACTTCCGACGTAACTGTTTCGGTCCCTTTCATTCTGTGAATGACGTCGCCTCGATAAGCGACGCATTTCGATAGGGCTTTCGCCATTGTAGCGTAGGCTCTTTGCGGGGTCTTCCCCGAATTTCCGTCTGACCCATTCGTCGGGTCAACGTAGTAATGAAAGCCTTTCACGCCGCCGATTCCAGCCAATCGGCCAGAAGCAACCGCGGCGTAAAGATTGTCAATGACCGTTCGCCCCCTGAATCTCTGTGTTACCATGTTTTCAACTCCTTACAGGCTGGTTATTACTGCCGCCCGTCTTGTATTTTTATTTCGGTCGGGCCCCAGGCGTTCCCAGGGCCCGCCGATTTGACTTTTCGTTAGCTTATGACGTC